CAACTACTCAGCGGATTTAAGCTGACTGACTCGCATTTGTGGGTCGAGAAGGTGCCAAAGTTCGTGAGCAAACTCACGTCGTCGGCCAGCATGGCCACGCTCCATGAGAACTACGGGATTGTGCAGGGACTTGGCTACGCGCAAGGCTACGCGCTTCACCGTGTCGAACCCAAGATCTGGCAAGAACCACTTGGACTCGGAGGACGTAAATCATGCGAAACCGGACCAGAATGGAAGCGAAAACTAAAAAGCAAAGCTCAGGAACTGTATCCGAATCTGGACGTCACATTGAAAAACTGCGACGCGCTCCTAATCCTCCACTACGCGATGGGCGGTGGCCGGTGATACACAAAGCCAATCGTCCGCCCTCGCCCGAGGAGCTGAAGCAATTGCTCATCATGGCGTTCGGAATGGGGTTGGTCGTCGCCAGCGCTTACTTCCTTCTCTTTGTCATCAAATGAGCGAGAACAACATCAAGCCCATGTCCGAAGAAACGGACGTGGAGACATTGCGAGCGGCCATCGCAGAATACCAATGGTTGGCCAGCGTACTTTTCAAATCTCTCGGGTGCGGATGCAACGGAACTCAAGACCTTTGCTGGAACTGCACCCAAGCCGAGCGACACTACAAACACACAATCGAGACATACAAATGATCAGCGCAAACAAAATGCCCATTATGCGGATAGCAGAAGCAGATGAAGCACCCGAAAAGATTCACTTCGCTTACATCGACCAGAAGTACAAGGAGTGGCTGATCCGACGCGGATTTTCCAATGAACTTGGTCAGGAACTCGGGATGAGGAGAGCAGGCGGATGGCGCGGAAAGACGGCTAAAAAAGGTTAATTAATGGAAACTCAAATCACGAGAGAACAGTTATTGAAGGAAGCACCGGCATTGATCGACTATGCGATTCTTCGAGGTTGGATAACCAAGCCCAAGCCAAAGGTGCAAATTGTTGACGGAGTTTGGCATGCGGCTGGCACAGGACATCTCGATAACGCCTCAGAAGATGAAATTCAAAAACTTAGAGAACAGTTCGCTACAGGTTGAGGTCATTTCAGATGACGTAGAGATACGAGTCGGAGAAATGAAATGGGTAGGTGTGGCCTACACCCGTGACGGAAAACCAAAGGTGTACGTTCGAACGAAGGCCGAATTCAAGGCCAAGTTCATCCCGGTCAGTGAACAAGCACCCTAAACTCTACATCGCAGCACAAGAGCAGCTCTTTGCGAAGTTTCAGTCTCGCTCCATACCAATCCAGCACTGGAGCAAGTACCTGATGACTCCCAAAGAGCTGTCTCTCCTTTTCGCAAAGTTCGAAGAATCAAAGTCAGTTCTCCAGCAAATCGCCTCGAACGATCTGGGCGAAAGCGGGGACATAGCGCGTAAACAACTTGGAATCCAATGAATCAATCAAAGATCGACCGTGCCAGAGCATGGCTCAGAAACACGCCGGGAGCCGTCACAGGTCAAAATGGGCATGGAAGCACCTTCGCCGTCGCAACTGCGCTCATACACGGTTTTGAGCTTACTACGGGGGATGCTGAGATGCTCCTCAACGAGTACAACGCGAAATGTCTCCCGCCGTGGAAACCACATGAACTGGCCCACAAGCTCGATCAAGCGTCCAAGGTTTCGCACGACAAGCCGCGTGGTTGGCTCTTATCCGCTCAATCGGGCATTGGTCAGGGCGGCAATCCAATCTCGCCCACCGGCAAGTTCGTCGTTCGCACGATCCAAACGATGCCGGAACCTCCGTCTCCGTTTACGACAATCGACTTCCTAAAAGCCTGCTTCGAATCAGATGAGGTTGTCTGCATCTGTAACGACATCATTTTCGACGAAGAGGGTCGAGGTAGGCCAGCCTCCAAGGGTACGTTCCTAAAACGCGACGAATGGATTAAGAACCACTTCACGCCGCCCATCAGCGCCATGTGGAACGGCAGCGATAGCAAGGGTGCATACGTCCGCATCAACCCATGTTTCGACGAGAGCGGATCGGATTCCGGCGTGGCGAACTTCCGCCATGTCTTAGTCGAGATGGACGAGAAGACGAAGGATGAGCAATGGACAGCGTTGAAAGAGTCGAAGCTCCCGCTATCTGTCGTCATAGATTCCGGCGGTAAGAGTCTGCACGGCTGGGTGCGCGTTGAAGCGGCCAATAGAGAGGAGTGGAACGAGCGCCGCGATGTCGTCTATCGCTACCTCGAAAGCATCGGCATCGATCCGAAGAACAAGAACGCGAGCCGGTTCTCTCGTCTGGCCGGTGTAATGCGCGATGGCAAGGAGCAGAAGCTGTTGGCCGTCAACGTGGGCGCAGTGAACTGGGAAGCGTTCAAGGACGACATGGACGCGCAGGACATGCCGATGGAGTTCTCGATAGATGCCATCATCGAGTACGATCCGCAGAATGATCCTGACAATTTGATCGGTGACAGATGGGTTCGGCGCGGATCTTCGCTTCTCTTTGTGGGGCAAAGCGGTTGCGGCAAAAGCTCGATGGCCGCGTATCAAGGTCTGAAGTGGGCATCCGGCGAAGCTTGGTTCGGTGTCAAACCCGTCCGTGCGCTAAAAGTGGCTTACATTCAGGCGGAAAACGATATCGCCGATCAGCATGATGCGCTCAAGGGCGCTGCTCAGATGACCTTCGGCAAGGAGAACTGGGAGCGAGGTCTTCGGAGTGCGAACATGTTATTCTTCCGCGAGACGGTGAGAACAGGCTCTGACTTTGCGACGATGCTGCGCCGCCTCGTTCGCAAGACTAAGGTCGATCTGGTTTATATTGATCCTCTGCTCTCCTACATGGGCGGAAATCCATCGGATATCGAGGTCTGCGCGAACTTTACGCGGCACTTGCTCCAGCCGATTATGATGGAGACAGGCGTAGTCCTGATTCTCGTTCATCACTTCCCTAAGCCCAAAGGTCGAGACGACAAACCAGAGAGCGTAGCAGAGATGGCCTACTCAGGATTCGGATCGTCGGACTTAACGAACTGGGCCAGAGAGGTGATTGTGATGAAGGAAGTTGGTTTCAATCAACCTCGACAATTTATGCTCGGAATGGCGAAGCGAGCGGATCGTTCCGGCATGACGGACAAAGACGGAAAAGTCACCGGATCGATTATGATCCAGCGTGGCACGGGCGGCGACATCTCATGGAACTACGCAGATCCACAGAAGTTCGTCGTTGATAAGGAGTCGGCCAAAAAGCCGTACGTCAAAGGACGCTATCCTAAGCGTTGAGCTTAGGTTCTCCGAACTACCAAGCGGCGCACGACCAAAATTTAGGCGTCGTCTTGTCCTTCGCCTCCGCACAGTTATGCCGCGCACGGAAGTTCTTACGACGCTCAGGATTCGACTTCTTGATCGTCATATCAGGATCGCCGAAGCGAACGATGACGACCTTGTTCGCCGGATTCTTAACGTACACCGCGCTCTTCTTCCGCTCACCCGGCGTGTAGAAGGGCTTGTTCAACGTCACCTTCTTGCCCTGATAGGTATTACCCTTTTTGGAGAGGGAGGTTTTCATCGTTCAAGATTTTGCAGCTCGTCGATGTCGGGTGAATCTTCACCTTCAGTAGAGGCGATTGCTGCGGCTGTTCCACGGAGTACAGCAGTTAGCTCATCTTTTGAGATTCTTCCGATTGGTTTCATTGCAAGCTCTCTCAACTGAGGTGTTGAAAGAACATGAGCCGCTATCTTGTACCTCACGCCGGGAGTCAACTTGGCAACTCGAACAGCCTGATTTGCCACCCCAATAGGTCCAACTCTTGCCAAACCTCCAAGAGCTTCACCAGTTGCAGCGCCAAGTCCCCTAATGACCGCCTCTGCAAACGGGTCGTTAGAAGCTACTGGAGTCTTTAGTTTTTCAAGGCGAGCAACATTATCCAAAACAGACTTAAGTTTTGAAACTTTTCCGCTGCCAAGCACAGCATCAGCATAGTTTCTAACATCGCTTGCTTTTCCAAGAATTGACTCTCCAGCAAGTTCAGACGCGAGCTTTTGTGAGTCAAGAACTCCAGACCTAGAATACTTAGCAATCAAATCATCAACATATTGAAATTGAAGTTGCTGCACTAACATAGGACTTTCTCGCCCAATCATGTCAAGGGCCGCTCGGCTTTGTTGAGGTGTGTACGTCCCGTCAACAATTCCGCTTATAAAATTCTTTGGATTTTGAGAAACGATGTCAGTCACATCGCTCGACGATGCTTTCTTCAGTGCGCCAAGAATGCTTCCACGCAACTGCTTGTTCATCTCAGCTTTTTTCTTTATAGCGTCTGCAATTGTCTTTTGAATTTCAGGTGTTTTTGATCCGAGTGCTTTTGAAAGAAGATCTGCATCAACGGTCAAATTTGAGACGATTTTTTCAGGATCAATTCCAGAGAGCGCAGATTGACGTCTGGCTAATTCTGAAATCTGTTTTGAGTTCGGAAAAAATTGGCTTTGAATCTCAGGAGCAAGTCCGTTGATGTAGTTTACGACTTTAGAAACCGAAATCTCTCCAGTAACCGGATCGAGGCCAGACTTTGCCGCCTGATTGAAAAGATACTCTCTCGCTGTAGAATCGATTCCAGCAGCGTCTTCAGGTCGAGCCGCTCCTTTGAGCGATTTCAAAAAAGTAGGAGCATCAGAAGACTCTAGTTTGCTGGCGATTGACGCAGGCCCAGCACCACCTTCTGCTCCAACATCTTTGATAATTGACTGAACTTGTCTTCCAACAAAATTGTCCGCGTTTTCTCGGTGAAACTTATTTGCTCCCTGCAATTGAGCTTTTAACTCTGCATCTGAAGCACCATCGATCATTGCGTCGATGTCTTTTGTGATTGCCTTATAAAGTTGTTTTTTTGCTCGGTCAGAAATTCCCGGCAAGATTGAATTGTTTCCAACAGAATCTCCAATTATTGTTCTGTAATTTCTTAGAGCATCAATTGATTGCTCTGGAGCCATATTGCCAATTGCTGCTACAAACTTTTGAGTGTCAGGAGGGTATGTGGAAGGTATCCCTTGAGTTATTGTTTCTGAAGGTTTGCTAACAACTTTTCTGCCAAATTGATCCAGAAGAAGTGCGGATTCTTCAGGAGTTGTCTTCAAAGACTGAATGGCCTGAGCGTCAGTATCATTGGCCCACTCAACCATGTTTGATGTTTTTCCCTTTAACTTCTGATATAACTCATTACCCCTGAGTGCATTAAAATTCTTGGCGTCTGTTTGCTTGAAAAAATTATAACCAGACTGTTCAAACTCACGAAAAATATTACCAAGAAACGAAGGGGTGGAAACAGTACCCTGAACAAGAGCATTTGCGGCGTTCTGAACGTCGATCAAACCTTTGTCTATTGAAGGCTTTAATTGAGCTGAGAGCGTTCCAATTGCGTCTTCAAAAGGCTTTGAAACAACACCAAGTCGCTTCCTCAATATATCTACAGCACTCTTTGCTAGTTCATCTGACGTGATTCCAGTGTTTTTTCCTCCAAGTTCGGTTGCATTAAGAACAATCAGTCTTTTAAGGCTTTCCATCTGCTGAGCTGTAACCTCAGCGCCAATCGCAGTATTTTTGATTGCCTCTACAAGCCCCGGTTCTCCGATAGCTTCTGCAACTCCGACAGGAATCCTTACTCCGGTTGAAGACTCAAGGATATCCCGTATTTCAGAAGTCTCCAAAGATCCAACTCTTGGAGCGTATCTTGGGCGAAAAAATGTGGCTTTTGCTCCACTGAATCCTCCACCAGTAATCAATTCTCTCGCGGCATAAGCTGGCTTTACAAACGACCTAAGGCCAGCAGCAGCAAGGGGAACACCCACTTCGCTAATGAGTGGTCCAAGAGCTGTTCCAGCGAGAATGTTCTCTCCAAAGGTTTCTCCAGCTTTCTTGTATTCTCCGCGAGCAAGTTCAGGCAACGCTTCTACCGCACCTGTTGCAGCTCCACTAGTTCCACCTCCAAGTGCTTGCGCGCCTCCACGTTCAAGAAATTGTCCAACACGACCCAGTTTGGTAGTCGCACCAGCAGCGGTCATTCCAGCGGCAACTTCTGGAGATAATGCCATAAGAAGCTCAGGGGCAACTATTCCAGCTCCAGTGGCAGCTTGGAATCTTGCTGCTTGTCGATATTTTTGACCTTCAGGAGTTTCAGCTCCAGCAATCGGCGCAACAAGAACCTCGCCTCCAGCAACGCCAGACCCAGCCGATCCGATTCCTCGAAATGTTTCTTTTAGATTTCTAAGAAAACCGCCTTCTTGTTGGCCAACATTCTTTGAATCCTGAACCGCTTCTTCAAGCTGCTCGGGAGAACCAACCCGTGCTTGAACTTGCTCAGGAGGCAGCGCAGAAACCATACCCTGCTCCTCGCGCCGACGCATTTCAGCGATAGTGGCTGGACCTTGCGACTGAGGTTGGCCACCAAGTTGCGAATCATACGCAACAAGTGCATCAATGTCCGCTTTTGTTGGAGGATTAGGATTGTTCCATTGATACTCTTTTCCTGAAGG